GGCACTACACCCAGTGGACGTGCCTCTCAGACAACCCTAGGCAATTGTCTGAACTCTACCTTCCTTGCCCAGTTCTATATTCATAAAGCTTTAAAGATATTAGATCCATGGAACAAAAGGCACAAGGACACATATAAACTATCTGTTTGCGGCGATGACGTAATCATTCAGTTTAAAGAGGAGATAGACGCCATACGTGTGCGTGACTATATCGAAGAAATCAACTGTCCGAAAGGAGTTCCGACAGTTAGAGGACTCGGCTAGACGATTAAATGCGAACTAACGACAATTGATAAAATGTCTTTCTGTTCAAAATATATGACTCTTGTAGGCACTTAAGCCTTTATGGTCCCAAACTTGAGAAAAGTCATCTTTGCTAAAACTGTTTACAGTGGACGTGAGAGACAATTCCATGCTACACCTTCTGCACACGTAGATTTGACCCGCAGGTAATATGCGGGATATTCTCGGATTATAGACTGTTATCTGACAGTTCTATTCGAGCGCATGGGCGGTGTAGAGGCCGCGCCAGGATCTCAGATGGCTCGGGATTTCGCTAAAAGAAATTATGGCGATTCTCCTGAATACGGATGCGAAGCTTTTTCGAATTAAATTGCTGGTATCTGCCTGACTGATGTCTTGCATGCACTCTGCGGGGATTTCAGGCCGTCGTGCCATGCTTTTGGATATAATAAACAAAATGCAACCCCAAAAATCTCAGAACAACAAGAAGTCCGTGCCTAAAGCCTCAGCTTAACCTGCCAAAACAGTGAAAGCCAAAGCCAAAGCACCAGCACTTCGAGCTATGCCAAAAGTGAACACCGAGACAGCTAAGAAAGTCTTGGAGGCAATGACACTTATTGGTAACACTCCAAGCCACCCGAAGAAAGAGTTCAAGGACCACAATGCTGTCCAAAAACCTCAGTACTCGGCGGGTAACTACAACCAACCATCCGATGGAAAGCAGGTTCTCTCTGCTTGGGATCGAATGGTTGTGGCCAAAAATTACCCGGGGCAATTCGATGCACCTTATGTAGCTGGAATGAACGTATGTTCTGTTCCAACTTCTACCGGCCGCGTAGCCACTACATTTGACCAAGCCTTTGAGTTTGGTGGAACTGGTGACGTTGAGTCGAAGATAGGTACAAAAGATTACCTTGTCATCGCTTGGAGCCCCTCTACTACTGCCTTTTTCGGCGACGGTGGACCATCAAACATTCCTGTTACGGAGAAGCTGGGCGGCTTCTCTATTCAATAATTCTCTTCAGCGGATTTCAGCACCCCAGCTATTAGTAGGCGCTTTTTCCAAGATGCGAGAGTTATGCAAACAATGAAGCGTTTTTATGGTTCCGACTTTAATGGATTCTCTGAAGGAGGATTCATGTGGTCAGCAGAAGCGGACATTTCCCTTCTTGCCCCATTGGCGGATTTTGTCGGTGCTGTTTATACAGGTACTCTTACCTATGGACAGCTTGACAAGACTCCCGACACTGGACTGTCAGTCGAATAACTGATCTAAATTGCTGGCGAAGCTACTACCGAGAAACGAGTTTGTCTCAAAGCGGCTGTAGTCAACAATAACCTCATCTATCAAAGTCAAGACCTGTCTACGGATGCTCCGCGACAGGCTGCTTTTGCTGCTGAGATTGTACACTATGCTGTCATCTAGCGAGCGTATCAGTCTCTAACTGATCAGACTAACATCCCTTATCTACTACAGATCGGGACTAAGTTCAATTTCACTTTCTGGTAAGATCCCAAAGATTCTATCGCTTCCAACTTGTTCAAAAACAGGACAGTTGGAGGAATGGCATTTTCACCAGAGCCCAATGTCTTACAAGGCGTGACTCAGAACCCATCCATATCCCTGCCGGCACATGGAAATTCATTCTGGGGCGCAGCGAAGAACCTCCTTTCCAAAGTTTGGAACAATAGGGAGGACATCGTACGCTTTGCAGCACCAGCCATAGGTGCACTCCTAGGTGATCCTACTCCGGATCTGCCACCGTTCGCAATCAAATGTTGTTACATCGAGCGGCTGGAGAGACTCTACTCAGCTTCTGCTTTCCTTCTCGTTTCCCCGAGCTTTGATGGACTGTCGTTCCGTCAACTGATAGTAGCAGAGCTCTAGCGTGTGCGCTAGGTCCCTGGTTCTTTGATCTACTACAAAGATCTGTCTCCTCTTCAGATAGAGGCACAGGTCCCCGTTCAAAACCAAGGCCAAGTCATCCCGATGCTTCAGTAACCCCAACAGGTCACTAGATACATCTGAGGAAAGACTCTTTTCGTTACTACTTATCCAAAGTGGATGTCAAACG